GACGGTGAGATGCTGATCCGCTCCCTGACAATGGAGGTGGACGCATGACCGCTAAAGAATATCTGAACCAGGCGCGGCACCTGGACGCACTCATCAACTGCCGCCTGCGTGAGATTGACTACTGGAGGAATTTATCGAGCAGCGTCTCAGGCATGAAATTCGACGGGATGCCGCACAGTCCCAATCGTCCGACAGAAGCGCCTTTCGTGAGGTGTCTTGAAAAGATAGACGAGATACAGAGGGACGTGGAGGACAAGGTGGCGTACCTTATACAGCTTAAGGAAGAAATCAACACGGCAATCGATATGCTTGCAAGTCGGGATGAACAGCTTCTACTTCGCTATCGTTACCTTGATGATTTCACCTGGGAGGAGATCGCCAGGATGCTGAACGTGTCGCTCCGCACGGTGCATCGCATACACGGGTCGGCTTTGCAGAATTTTATCGTCCCGGATTGAAAGTTGGCACGGTTTGGCACGGAATGTCACTATTTACCTATGGTATGATTACAATAGCAAAGTAGAATAAGACAAGCCTCATGGGTGTAATCCTGTGGGGCTTTTCTTATGCGCAGAAACGGAGGTGAATTTAGTGCCGAAGAAACCTAAAAGACCTTGCCGGATGAATGATTGCCCCAACCTTGCCGAGGACGGTGAGATTTACTGCCCGGAACACAAAACGGAAGCCGTACATTTCTACAACCGGTACCAGCGACCTAACGATAAAAATGTATACGGACGCGCATGGAAACGAATAAGGGACAGAAAAATCCGGGAGTCTCCATTGTGCGAGGAGTGCTTGAAGCAAGGCATCTACCGTCCGGCGGAGGAAGTCCATCACCGTGTCCCCCTATCGGACGGCGGAACACACGAGAGGTCTAACCTTGTGTCTCTGTGTCGTTCGTGCCACATGAAAGCGCATGGCGAACTTGGAACCCGAAAGCCGCACAGTTTTGACGACTGAGCACCCGGTGGGGGCATCAAAATCTCCACAATTTTTTCAAGCTGACAGCGGCCTGGGGTCACGTGTGAATAAAAAGCGTAATCAAAAGGGTGATAAAGGAAGGCGGTGAGAAAATGCCGACAAAATCGAATAACACCGGCGGACAAGGCGGAAAAAGGCCCGGCGCCGGACGCAAGAAAAAGGCTGTGACCGAAAAAGCGGCAAACGGAAACCCGGGTGGCAGAAGGCTTACCGTTCTTGACATTCCCGATGTTGAAGGGGCAGCAATGCCGAAGCCGAAAGACATCCTCTCGGCAAAACAGCGCGACGGTACGGAGCTTCGCGCAAAGGAGATATATGAGGAAACATGGCAGTGGCTAAACAAAATTGGCTGTGCCGCGTATGTTTCTCCCCAGACAATAGAGCGCTACGCTATGTGCGTGGCACGATGGATTCAGTGTGAGGAGATGACCAATGAACTCGGTTTTCTCTCAAAACATCCGACAACCGGAAAGCCGATTACTTCTCCGTTCATAAATATCGGAATCAACTATATGAACCAGGCAGCCCGTCAGTGGGATGCCATCATGCAAATCGTCAAGGAGAATTGTACCGTGGATTTCAGCGGCGCAAACCCTAATGATGATTTGGAACGACTGCTTCATCAGAGAAAGGGGTTTTAACATGACCACATATAAAACCTGCGAAAGCGTATGCATCGGTCACCCGGATAAACTGTGTGACCTTATTGCCGACAGCATTCTGGACGAGTGTCTGCGGCTCGACAAATCCTCCCGTGTAGCCTGCGAGGTCATGGCAACGGGACACAAAATTATCGTAGCGGGAGAAATCACCTGCTCAAAGCGTGTGGATATCCGGTTTATCACTCGGCAGGCGCTGCGGAAAGCTGGATACAATCCGATAGGATACCTGATTTATGTATTTGTACATAAACAGTCCGAGGACATTGACAGCGGCGTGTCCAGGGCTCTTGAATCAAGGAACGGAGATACCTCATGGTATTCCACCATCGGCGCCGGAGACCAGGGTACGGTTTACGGATATGCCACCAACGAGACAAAAAGCCTTATTCCTCTGCCGCTGGAACTTGCTCATCAGATTTGCAAACGGCTCGACAAAGTTCGCTCGGACGGAACTGTCAAGGGCATCTACTCCGACGGCAAGGCGCAAGTGACCGTTCAGTATGAGAATGGAAAACCCGTGCGTGTTAAGACCATCGTGGTTTCCGTTCAGCATTCCAAGGATAAAGATCTCGATGCTCTCCGAAGTGAGATCATCGCCAATGTCCTGTGGCCCGTGTTTGAGGATTTTCCTTTTGATAAAGATACGGAAATCCTCGTAAATCCCTCCGGCAGATTTGTTAAGGGCGGTCCCGCCGCGGACACAGGTCTGACCGGTAGAAAAATCATCGTGGATACCTACGGCGGTGAAGGTGCGCATGGCGGCGGAGCGTTTTCCGGCAAAGACCCCACCAAGGTCGACCGTTCAGCGGCATATATGGCAAGATGCGCTGCTGTGTCCGTCGTGCAGAACGGATTCGCGGATAAGTGCCAGGTTGCTGTTTCCTATGCCATCGGCAAAGCTGACCCTGTTGCCGTTCAGGTAGATACTTTCGGCACAGGCAGATATTCCGATACTGCAATCAGAAACGCCATCATTGATACATTCAACTTCCGGCCGGCGGCAATTATAGAATTCCTGAAACTGAAAGATACGGATTATTCCGCGACCTCGACCTACGGTCACTTCGGCGGCTTTGAGAGATGGGAGTGGAACCATTGTTCACAGGAACTCCGGGAGGCGGTGAAAAAGCATGAACAAGACAACGACTGAGATGCAGATAGTACCCATCTCCAAGCTGGTACCTTACCAAAATAATGCAAGAACACACTCGGCGGAGCAGATAAAAAAGCTCCGCTCTTCTTTACGGGAATTCGGCTTCGTGAACCCCGTCCTCATAGACCGTAGCTATGGAGTCATAGCCGGACACGGCAGAATACAGGCGGCTATGGAGGAAGGCATCACCGAAGTGCCGTGCGTATATGTCGACCATCTCACCGACGCGCAGAAGAAGGCATATATTCTCGCCGACAACCGGATGGCACTTGACGCCGGATGGGACGAGGAACTTTTGAAGATAGAGTTGGAAGAACTCGAGGGACTCGGTATCGATCTCGGTTTAACGGGTTTTGATGAAAAGGAACTGTCTGACCTTTTCGGCAAGGATACTGAGATAAAGGATGACGAGTTCGATGTCGAAGCAGAACTGCAGAAGCCGACCTTCTCAAAAGCAGGAGATGTGTGGAAACTCGGTCGGCATACGCTCATCTGCGGAGACTCTACAAAGCAGGAAACCTACGATACTCTTCTGGGCGAAATCAAGGTAAATCTGGTGCTGACCGACCCGCCCTACAATGTCAACTATGAAGGCTCCGCCGGAAAAATAAAGAACGATAATATGTCGACGGAAAAATTCTATAAGTTTCTTCTGGATGCGTTCACTTGCATAGAAAAGGCCATGGCGATGGATGCATCTGTATATATTTTCCATGCAGATTCGGAAGGATTAAATTTCCGGCGTGCTTTTAACGATGCGGGGTTTTACCTGTCCGGATGCTGTATCTGGAAAAAGCAGTCTCTCGTACTCGGACGCTCTCCGTATCAGTGGCAGCACGAACCGGTCCTGTACGGCTGGAAGAAAAACGGCAAGCATCAGTGGTACACCGGCAGAAAAGAAACCACTATCTGGGAGTTCGACAAGCCGAAGAAAAACGGAGATCATCCCACAATGAAACCTATACCGCTCCTGGCTTACCCCATCATGAACTCCTCGCTTACAAACTCCATCGTCCTCGACCCTTTCGGCGGCAGCGGGTCTACCCTTATCGCTTGTGAGCAGTCCGGACGCATCTGTTATACAGCCGAGCTTGATGAGAAGTTCTGCGATGTTATTGTGAAACGGTACATCGAGCAGGTCGGTACAAGTGAAAACGTAACTGTTATCCGGGACGGCAAGACCTTCAGATTTGAGGAGGTGCAGACGGATGGAACTTAATAAGCCTGTATCCAAAAGCGGACTTACCCTCGGCAGCCTTTTTGACGGCTCCGGGGGTTTTCCTTTAGGAGGGCTTCTTTCCGGTATTCAGCCTGTCTGGGCATCGGAGGTTGAGCCTTTTCCCATCAGAGTGACAACCAAACGCCTGCCATTCATGAAACATTACGGTGATGTAAGCAAGATGAACGGCGGCGAAATTGAGCCGGTGGACATTATAACCTTCGGCAGTCCCTGCCAGGATATGTCCGTCGCCGGGAAAAGAGCGGGTTTGGACGGCAGCCGCTCCAACCTTTTCTATGAAGCCGTCCGAATCGTAAAAGAAATGAGGTGTGCGACCGATGGAAAGTATCCGCGATGGATCTGCTGGGAGAATGTTCCCGGCGCCTTCTCCTCCAATAAGGGAGAAGACTTCAAAGCAGTCCTCGACTCTATCTGCAAAATCAAAGACGAAACCTGCGATGTTCCTGAATGTAAAAAGTGGGAACCCGCAGGAGAAATCCTGGGAGACGATTTTTCCGTCGCATGGAGAGTTCTCGATGCGCAGTTTTGGGGAGTTCCCCAACGAAGAAAACGCATCTTCCTTGTCGCGGATTTTGCAGGCCGGAGTGCCGGACAAATACTATTTGAGTCCGAAGGCTTGTCAGGGTATTCTGCGGAGGGCTTCCGTGCGTGGCAAGGAACTGCCTGCTGTGCTGAAAACTGCGCTGACAAGACAGGCGTCGGTTATGACGGATATAACGGCAGTCTGACTGAAGATAAAGCAGCCACCCTTGGCGTTAACTGCGGTACGAGTACCGGAAGAAACGGTGTCGTGTTAAACGACCAGGGCGGAAACCGTATGGATATAACTAACGATATGACCAGTACGTTACGTGCGGAAGCGCATCATCCTCCCTGCGTAATGGAATCGGCGGGCTTTTGTACCGAGCATTCAGCGAAAGCACGGTCGATAGGTTATGAGGAAGAAATGTCACCCACTTTACGTGCCGGTGTTGTTCCGGCGGCAGTCGCAATTGAAAACCATCCAACCGACAGCCGTATCAGAATAGCTGATGATAATAAGGTTCAGACACTGACATCGCGCATGGGAACAGGCGGCAACAACGTACCTCTCCTTATGAAAATACGATGCGGCTGCGAAGGTGGCGGAAAAGGCGCTTTGATTCAGGAAGATAGGTCTGCCACGCTTTCATGCAACAATGACCAGACGCTTTTCGAACCGAAATCCTGGGACGGCTCGGATGTATCTCCTACACTCACTGCGAACAATGCAGGCGGCAATCAGCGGATGCCGGATAAGGACAACTTCAACTGCGTGGTTGAGGCCTACGGTATATGCTCCAAAGATTCCAACTCCATGAAGTCCGACAATCCGCACAGCGGTTTTTATAAAGCCGACTCCTCCCGCTGCCTTGACGGTAATGGCGGCAATCCCACCTGCAATCAGGGAGGCATTGCCGTGGTGGAAAGCATCCCGTTCACGCAGAACCAGCGTGACGAAGTCCGCATCCTCGGTGATAAGAGCGGCGCGCTTTGCAAAGCGGCGACAAAACAGCAAACCTATGTGCTTCAAGGCTCGATGATTGGACGCAAAGATGCGAACGGTCCGCAGGGCGATGGTGTCAACGAGGATGTTTCCTTTACCCTTAACACCGCCGACCGTCATGCGGTTTACGCAATGACCGCCGGTTCCTTTGCCAATATCGGCGAGGAGCAGTCGCCTACTCTTCTGGCAAGGGATTATAAAGACCCGACACTGATTGCCGAACCTTCATACGGTATCGGCAGGGACGCTTTCAACCAGGGACAAAACGCGCAGTATAAACCATCTGTCGAAGAAGAACTTCAGCCGACTCTTGTGGCGAAAGGTCCGGGAGCCGTTGCAAAAGCCGAGCCGGAATACACCGTCCGCCGCCTTACTCCTACCGAATGCGCCAGACTGCAGGGATTCCCGGATTGGTGGTGCGCAGACCTTGGAACCGCAGCTCCCACATACGGTGAGATCACCTTCTGGACGGATGTGTTTGAAACACACAGATTAATCTGCGGAACATCCTCAAAACCGAAATCGCAGAAACAGATATTGGCTTGGCTGAAAAACCCGTATTCCGATGCCGCGGAATACAAGATGTGGGGCAACGGAATCGCGCTCCCGTGCGTATACTTTCTTCTTTCAGGCATTGTGTGGTCTGCCCGTAATGAGAGCATAAAAACCTCCGGATAATTGTGTGATATATTCCACAGAAATGACTGGATATATCTAAACACTGACGGTAATATCACACTACCAAAATGAAGGAGGAATTGTATATGGCGACATTCACATTTAGATTCAACGTGACCGGTACGGAGCGAAAAAAGCTCGTCAGCGCAATCAGCCAAATCACCGGAGCAGAAGCGAAATACCTCGGAATGCCATCAGCTGCGTACCGGGTGGACTACTTCACCATTGACAAGAATGGCGCGGTCAGCTTCGATGACAGCGCCGACAGCGTGGAAATTGAAAACCTTGTGGCACTGTGCGCATATCCGATTATGAACAGCTCGCTGACAAACAACATTGTGCTTGACTCATTCGGGGGCAGCGGCAGTACTCTCATTGCCTGCGAGCAGACAGGACGCATTTGCTATACGATGGAGTATGATCCGCGCTACGTGGATGCAATCATTAACCGTTGGTCTGCCCTTACTGGATTGGAGGCACAGCTCTTATGACGCACTTATACTCAAACGAGATAGTCTTTCGTGGTCATCCTGACAAAGTGTGCGACCAAATTAGTGATGCTGTTTTGGATGCTTATCTATCCCAAGACAAAAAAGCACGCGTTGCTGTTGAGGCTATGGGCGGGAAAGGGTGCCTGTTTTTAACGGGTGAGATTACGTCGACTGCAAGCGTGGATGTTGAGCGCGTGGCTAGGCGCGTGCTCAGAGATGTCGGGTATGATCCCTCCATCGATATTGTGAACAATATTGGATCGCAAAGCCCAGACATTGCTCAGGGCACGTCTGGGCGTGCAAAAGGGGCTGGCGATCAGGGGATGATGTTTGGCTTCGCAACAACCGAAACGTCGCAGATGTTGCCAAAAGCACAGGTGATTCTTCAGCGTTTCGCAATGCGCTATGACGAGCTTCGGAAAAATGCGACGAGCGGTTTGTGTTCCGACGGCAAGGCGCAGATCACCGGAGAGTACTGGGGAATCGGGCATGGCCGGAGATTGAAACGCATTAAAACTGCCTTGATAAGTTATCAAAATGACGAGCAAAACAGAAAGCGCAATGATGCCATGTTACGGAGAGAGTTTGAGCTCATCGCGAGCGACTTCGATGTGGAAGTCGAGGAGTTTATATTTAATCCTACCGGACGATTTAGCAAAGGAGGGTTTGATGCGGACGCAGGTCTAACCGGTCGAAAGATTGTCGTCGACAACTATCACTCTTTTGCAAACGTTGGCGGTGGCGCTTTCTCCGGCAAGGATCCGACCAAGGTGGATAGGAGTGGCGCTTATATGGCAAGAAAGATCGCGTGTGAGATCTTGCAGGATAATCCGGAGCTTGGGTGGATCGAAGTCCAGCTTGCGTATTCAATCGGCCTAAGGACTCCGCTTAGCATCTTTATAGACTCTGCGTGGGGGACAATTGAGCCAGCCAAAAGGCTATACGAGCGGTGTGAGCCTCACAGCATCATAAGCGAGCTAAACCTGCTCAACATTAAGTATGAGCCGCTGGCTATGTATGGCCACTTTATGTAAGGAGGACGGCATGAGTTCAAAAACAATTGATCTGAACGAAAAGGAGGATTCAGAGAGGAGGGATTAGACATGCCGAATAGAGACAATTTAGTTCCCTTCACATCTGATCAAAGCCGTGAGGAAGCCATAAGAAACGGAAGAAAAGGCGGCAAAGCTTCCGGGAAGGCGAGACGCGAGAAAGCGAACTTGAAAGAGACGATAGAAACGCTTTTGGCTCTGGAGTTGCCTGACAGTAAGCTCAAGGATCAGTTAAAGGAAATGGGTATTGATCCAACACTGGAGCAAGGACTAACCATGAGCGTTCTGCTTAAAGCCATTCAGCGTGGAGATCACAAA